CCAAAGGTCACCTCCGCAGTCAGACGGGCGGACGCGTCTCCCACGTCCCCGGTGATGGCGACGGCAGGCGCCGCCATGTCCGCCGTGCCCTTGTAGAGATAGTTGAGATTTGCCAGCTGGATGACGGGCACAGGGGCGTACCAGGTGCCGACGTTGCCCTGCATGAAACTTGAGTCATAGAGGGTTACGTTTGTCATGCCTGATGCGCCGTAGGATGCCAGGGTGCTTGTCGTGTAGACCGCCACGCCGTCCATAAGCAGGACCAGCTGATAAGTGCCGGACACCCGCAGCAGGCGCAGCTCGCAGGAGATCCACTCCCCGGTGACCGCCCGCTCCGGGAGGGGGCTGCATCCCTGCACGCTTGCATGGGCGTAGCCGTAGGTGTAAACCCAGGGCCAGATCCGCCCCCTGTAAGGACGGCACAAAAGGCCCATGCCGCCGCTATCGTTGTATCTAGTCAGACCGATGAAGTATTGCGGGGAAAAGGTCTCTGTGTTGATTGTGTAAAGATCTCTCAGGGGCACGGCAGCGATGTAGGCGGCGAGCCTGTCCCAGGCCACGATCCGCAGGTCAAAGCGGATGATCGCATCCGCATTGACCGCGGTGTTGTTGCAGGTGAATTGATAATAGCCGCTGTACGCGGACTGCATTGCCGCGGAGCTGTCCACAAAGCGGCGCCCGTTCTCCTCCCGGATCACCGCCGCCCCCGTGGTAAGCTTGGTGCTGTAGATCACACGATCCAGTTTGCCAGTGCCTTCCGCGGGGATCGTCAAGTTGTTACTGCCTTTGGACAGGGCGCGCCCCACGTCAGCCGCCGCGGGGTAGATCCCGGCGGATACCCGGGATGTCACGATCTCAGCCATGCCCGCCTCCTAGAGTGATACCACGCCGACCACTATGTCGGACTCCTGCAAGGACGGGCTCTCATTGAGCCCGATCCGGATCTGATCGCTCCAGGCGCCGGAGCCCTTGGCCACCTTGACCGATCCGACGTTGCGGATCCCCAGGTTGTAGACGCTCACGGGGAAGCGGGAAGCAAAGAGCGTGGTGTCCATGGTCACCCGGGGGATGGGCTGCCCGTCCAGCACGATCTCAGAGTCCAGGCCGTAGAAGTTGCTAAAAATTGCCGTCCGGATTTGCGCCACATAGTCCGCGGGCAGATCGTCCACAGAGCCCACCAGGGTCACCATGATCCGGACAGGCAGATCGTCCGGGCGCTGGAAGAGGACAGTCTCCACCGCTCCCGTGTTTGGATCGGTGATCTCAATCTCCGTGTTGCCGTTGTAATCGCACCCGGCGGACACGGTGTCATAGAGCGCCTGGGCGATCTCCTCATCATCCCCGCCGACCACGGCGACATAGACGGAGTGCGGCTTCAGGGTGTACCCGTCCACCACTTTAGGGACGTTCCCGCGGTTTTGCGTCACATAGCAGGCGATCACGTCAGACAGTTGCATGATCCGGCCATAGACCGACGCCGCCACGCTCCGGGAGTTGACGGCCACGGAGGCATAGCGGCGGGACTCAAACTGCCCCCGGTTTTCTGCCAGATTGCCCACCGCGGCGGCGGCCTCATTTGTAGCCGTGTCCCACCCGGCAACCACGGTCACAATGCGGGTCAGCGTTCCGGCGGCGGCGGTGATCGCTCCTGGGGTCATACAGGCAAAGCGGACCGAAGCGACACCTTCCGCCGGGATGGTGACCGCCTCAGCGGCGCCCCACAATGTCTGATCTTCAGTGCTGCGGATCTGCGCGGTCACGGGGATGACCGTCCCCGGAAGCCCCGTCACGGTGATCACCGCCTGGGAAGGCACCGCAGGCTTGCGGGTCAGATAGTAGATCCGCCCGATGGCGTCCTGGAAGACGCCGGAGTTGATTGCCGGATCGAACTGTTGCGCAATATACAACAGTTCGCTGTCCGCCTCAGTGATGGCGGCGGTCTGACTGTCAATTAATTGCCCTGCCGGGGTCTCCGGCTCAGTGTTAAGGGTGGGCTGCCCCGGCGCGGCAAAGGCATTGATCCAGGACTGCCGGACGCTCTCCCGGACAGTCTCCGTGTCCGGGATCGTAAATCCGGTATCGTCAAATTGTAATGACATAGGCTCCCCCGTTTTCTGTCTTGATCCGCAGATCGCCCGTCAGCGTCCGCGCTCCGGCGATCTCCCCTCCGGTGACAGCGCCCGCAGCGGTCAGCAGGCGGATGTCCTTCAGGGCGGCTTCCTTAACGCCGTCCACCGCCAGCGCGGCGGCTTGCACCTCAGCCCGCACCACCGCCGGATTGAGCTTTTGCCCCAGATCCACAATGAAGTGGGGGATCCCCCGCTCCGGGTCATAGTAGGCGTCATTGGTGAACAGCCGGACCGCATTGGCCACGTTCTGTGACAGCGCATAGTCCCCCGTGGCGGTGGACAGAGTGCCCGCGGCGGTCAGGGTCAGATCCCAGTCCGCGCTCAGTGTCAGTGTCTTCCCGATCATCCTCTCTCCTCCTGTTACTGCGGCGGATCGGTGTTGCTGCTGCCCCGATCGACGCCGGGGTGCGTGTGCCCCTGGAGGGAGATCGATCCGCCCTTGACGTCCCCGCCCGCTGTGATGGCGCCCGCCACCTGGAGATTGCCGGACATGGTGACGGTCGGCGCGGTTATGTCCACCCCGCCCGGGGCGGTGATGGTCACCTTACTGTCCGTCTCAATGGTGACGCCTTCCGGGGCGTGGATCATCACTGTCTTGTCCTGCTTGATGTGGATCCACACCTCCGGATCTTTGGTGTGTACCGCTCCCACCGCCACGCTGTCGGAAACGTCAAACTGGCGGTAACTCCCGGCCCGCTGGGGCTCCCCCGTCCCCTGCTTGACCGTGGACGAGTCCCGCTTGCAGGTATCAAACAGCAGCAGATCGCCCGGCACCGGGTTGATGATCAAAGCCGCGATGCCGCACTGGAGCCGCACATAGGGCAGGGCAGGGACGGAGGCCATGGGGAGGGACTGTCCTTCCGCGTCGGACTGCGCCACCATCTGCGTGGCGTCCACCGTCCCGGAGGCGGTGGGCTCATCCTCAGTGCTCACCGCGTCCACCCGCCCGATCCAGGCGGTGTTGACGGAGTTGCGGATCTGCTGCTCCGTGGCGAAATTCAGCCGATTGTATTCCGATGTATTGGTGCCGTCCCGCTGGAGGCCCCGGCGGTCATTGTCAGTAATGGGCATATCAGATAAATCTCCCCATAGCGCCGGACATGGCAGGGTAGAAGCCCGTGACATGACTCTCCCAGCTCCCGTCCCCCGGCTTGTTGGCGGCGATCTTGTGACTCAGCTTGACGATCCGCCAGGTGCCGGAGGCTTTAGGCGTGGACGTCTTCAGACTGATACATCCGGCAAATCTCAATTCAGGATTGAAGATCGTCTTAACCTCCACCCCGGACTGGGTGATCACCGGATAGCCCAGAAGACCTGTCTCCGGGGTCAGATCGGTGGTGGCACCTGCGATGGTGCCGCCGGAAGGCAGCAGGATCGCCTCCTCGTCATCATACACCAGCTCGGCTCCGATCATATTGGCCGCCGTCTGCGCCTGCTGCATACCGGAGCCGGAAAAAATGCAGTTACTCAGGCTAGCCGACACGCCCTCATTCCGAAATCTGAAGCCCGCCCCCTCAGCCTGACCCCGGATAAAATCCTCGGCGGCCTGCTGACCGTGGACGGCGGTCTGCCCCTGCGCCTGGATCCGGCCAAAGAAGCCCACCTGCCCCTCGATCTTAAACTTAACGTCCGGCGCCGCGTTGAAGTCCGCTCCCGCCGTGGCGATGGAGCCTGCGAAGATCTGCGGCATCCCGTCGGGATAGCCTTCCCCGGCGAAAATGTTGATGTAATTCCGGGTGCGGTAAAACGGCCGGAAGGCCAGGGTGGACAGCTGCTCCATGACGTCCAGGGGTAGGCCCCAGATCTCCACCGAACACTTGCCGCCGTCCGGCCAGGGTAACTTTTCCACCGTGGCAGACATGGCCAGATCGGTGATGGTGTATTGATTGCCGCCGCCCGCGAATGACCCCGCCGCCAGAGTGATGACGATCTTCATGTGCCGCGTTTTGAAGGACGCGGCGTGGCCGCTTTCCGCGGGGGCCTTTTGCGGGTAGCTCATGCCAGGGACTCCAGGCGCGCTGTCAGATCGGCGGCCTCATCATCCGT